AATTGTAGAAAAACAATGATCAACTTGAATATAATTTATATCCCAACAAAATTCAACTTGTGCTTGTAAATTATTAGGATCAGCATTTTCATGAGTTTTCATATTTAATGCATATTCTTTTGGCCAGCATTTTATTCCTCCATTGCCATAAATTAAACCATTTATAATATTATAAGCAGACCAAGAAATTACTGATTTTTCTAAAACAACATGAGATTCAATTTCTACTTCTTGCTGAAGCAAATTCTCTGTTACAATATTATCACCGTCTATTGTAACAAATCTATCTGTTTCTGATAACTCTGCACAAGCTTTGTGTGCGTTATCTGATCCTTTTACACCATGTACTCGTTTAGCCCACGGAACTTTTTTACACAAATCAGAATAATTTTTTTCTGCATTTGGCTCATCATAACTTAAATAAATTATATCATAATCTAAAACTTTAACACTATTAGTCATTATTCCTTATATGAAGATATGATTCAAAAATTTTATTTGTATACAAACTTATATTACAATTTTTATTAGATTCAAAATTAAAACTAAAAGGTAATATAAAATATTTTTGTTTAATAAACTGTTGTAAATTAACGGCTAATGATTTGTAAAGAACATTAGGATTGTATTCTTCAGTAATGCTAAAAAATAAATTCCTATTTAAGAATATTTTTTTATCTATAATTTTATTACACAATTGATATGAAGGTAAAAATTTCCAACATGTATTTTTAAAGTCTTGTACGATAGTTATTTCTGAATCATTTGAAATATTTCCTGTTGGTATTCGGTAAACCAATTTATCAATGGTCAAATTTTTATAATAATTTATTTCATTTGCTATTAATTCCATTTTATTCGTTAAAGCATTATAGCTAACTTTATAATTAGAAAAAGATTCTATACCATTAATTAAATTTTTTACATCTTCGTAATCAACTTCTATACATTCCTTATCTTTTTTAAAATTTATAATATCTAATATTCTACCGGTATTTTCATCATATGTGATAAACATAAATTAAGCACTTTCATATTTTTTAATTATATCGTCATTGATAAAATTATTGCTAGCATAATGAAATATTCCTTTTTGTAAATAATTACCAATTAATAATCTCAAGTCTCTAGTCAAATAAGTTCCAATTTTAAATTGCCAATCTTCTTCAGGATATTTCCAATCTTGTATCATGGGCTTCATATGTGTGAAAAAAATTGTTTTTTCTAACTTATTAGTTATTACATCATCTATATTTAAAATTTTACTTACAATTGCATGAGTTAAATCCATACTAGGATTTTTTGGATAATTATTTTTACAAAATGATCCATAAAATAATTGCCAGTTGTTATTTACTATTTCTACCCATTTAAAAAATTGATGTGAAATATCATTTTTCTTAAAATAAAAAATTGTAGAATATATGTTAGGCAAATTATTATTATCAAATTGTTTCCTATAATAATTACTTGTAACTATATCTCCCCTATATGTGTACGCCTTAGTAGGAAAATATAAATAATATTTTCCTAAAAACTCCCACCAATGATCTATATTTTCTAGCACTAATAAATCACTATCTAAAACAACAGTTTCTTCATATGGTGTGCAATGATATAATTTCCATCTCGAAAAAATTTGATATCTAGAATCATCCTCTTGGTCTTTCCAAGGCACTGTAATAATATTGTCAAAAACCTTTTTTATATGATTAGGAACATTATTATCAGTTACAATACTAATAGGAAATTTATTATTAGTTCTTTTTAAACTTAAAGCTAATACATACGCTTGATGCAAATATAATTCACCGTTTGCATAAACTAAAAAACCTTTACTCATGTAAATACTCATCTATACATCTATTTAAACTGAATTTATTCATAACATGAATATTGTGCTCTTTCCAATTTACAAGGGTGTACTCGCCATTATAATCTTTCTTTTGTAACAAAAAAATCACACTATTGTTTCTAATTTGCCAACAAATATCTCTATCACTTGTATAAAACAATTTACCTGGTAAAGGTCTTGCAAAAGTGCCTTTTTTATAACCATTCATAATATGTATTGCTATGCTAAAAAGATGATCATTTCTAAAAATATTTGTTTTTATTTGATACATAGATCTATAATGCTGCCAATTATCCTGGATATGCTGTAACAAATCGAAAAATATTTTATTTTCATTAGTTTTTCTAAAAAAAACTGCAGTTGCCCAATAAAACTTAATTCCAGCATCAGACAAATAACTAAATTCCGTATGATCTCTAAAAGTACATAAGTCATATGCATCATCATAAATCAAAAAATCATTTGCTTAGCTAAAGCAAACTTCTAGATTTTTATTTAATATCAAATAATCTGTATCTAACAGTATTGTTTCGTCATAAGGCGAAATATCATATGCAGTAGAACGTAATTGGTTTTTAAACTGTAATTTTTTACTATATAATGCTCCATCTTTATAAGTTCTAGAAGTATGATTCTCATATCTACTTAAAACTGTGTTTAATGCAATGTCTGTATCATTCCATACTACTTTAATTACTCTATCAAATATTTTATTGTAATTAGGAAAATTTTGTTCTAAGTAGTTAAAACTATCTGTAACAACGGTAGTAGGTAAATTTAATATTTTCTTAGCTTGTATAGCTAAAAAATATGCTTGCTTTACATAATCAATTTGCAAATTATTCCTAGCATATAATAAAATTCCTTTACTCATAAATCTACTATTTTATCAATTTTTCTATTATTTTTTATTTGTGCATAATCTGCAAAAAATTTATTACTTGCCGAATAATAAATGTCTAAAATATCATCTAAAAATTTTTGCAAATTTTCAATTTCAATTGGTATGTCGTTATCGTCAATTAACACCACAGAGTTTTGATGTCTATCAATTAACATATTACAAAAACATAACAATTCTTTTGTAACAGTAAATTGGCACCCGTTATGATAAAAAACAATATTTTGATTAAAGACTTCTTGAATTACTCTTTTTTGGTTATCTAATGTAACCATAAAGTTTGAAAATTCTAATGCTTTTTCTAATCTTTCATCCAAATAATCTCCGTATATATATTATATATACAGAGAAAATAATTTCAAAAGATTTATGATATTACAAGTTTGAAATGTTCTCGTATGATGGTGTAGCAACTTCTACAGAAGTACCTGGAGTAACTTCTGTAGCTCTCCTTTGACGTATCGTACTTCTTATGCTTCCTCCGCCTGACAAAACATTTTCATCAACTCCGCCTGGAGAACCTCCTGGTGGAAGAGGAAAAATCGGTTGATCTCCTGAATCCGAATCACTCATAACAATTTTAAAATAAATTATTGTTGCATTTGCTGTCGCTTGACGTGCATAAATTGTATAACTATTTTCTGAATAAAATTCACCAGTACCAAATTTTTCAAATATTTTTGTAGAAGGACTAAACGTGTCACTAACTGTTAAATTTACGTGACCAATATTATATGAAGTACCTGATGACCCTGTATTTGAAGTTCCAGAATGAGAAAAAACTATTGTTTGCATATTATTTAACATTTGTGCCCAGTTATAATCTTTACTCGTAGAGTCATCTTGTAGTGAAGATCCGCTTAATTCGGCGTTAATTCTAATTTCTCCTCCGGAATTAAAAAAATACCGTCTATGGTTATAGTCAGTAAAAGTAACTTTGAATGAATGTTCTATTTGTGTATTCCAAGGAGTTGTTCGAGTACTTTCTAGAGCTGTCTCTATGCTAGACTGATCTTCACCTAATAATAATGCATTATTGTAAATTGCTATAACTGCTGAATTATAATCATTATGTCCTTTAGTTTCTTCTGATAAATTAGTAGGATCTGGTCCAGATGCATCTGCACCTATCATATCTCCAGTCGTTATTACGCCTAATGTTGTTGTAGAATTAAATTGGTGTAAGTTTGCTCTATTAATATCTTTTCTTAAATTTTCCATCTGTTGAGCACTAACTGTCATGTTATTATTAACTAAACTACTATTTAAAGTTTGCCCATAACCATAACTTCCTTCACCAGGACCTAATACATCATAGATTGTTTGATATAAACTATTATAATGATCAGCTTCTATCTTATCTTCATTTGTTACGTTTGCCATTTTATTCCCTTTTATTTTAAAAATATTTCAATAACGCCAACCTCTTCATCTGTTTTAGCTTCTAAAGCTATTCCTATAATTGTATATGCTGGGATACCAATTGGTACAACTTGGGCAACTCCTGGTATATCGCATTTAGGAATTAGATAGTCACCTTTTTTACATTTGCCAACAATTTTACAAGGAACTCTACCCTTTAAAGCTACAGGTATTCCTTCACTTTCACTATTCATTAAATAGGCAGGATTTGTTGAAACTACACCAACAACCGGGTCAGTATCTTTCATAGTCGCAGTAATTTCTTGTTCACCGCCTATACAAACAACAGTGCCTGGTTCATAATTTTGATCGGCAATATATTTTTCCGCCAAGTCAGCGTATTTAGCTTCAGATGCTACTCCTTCAAACAAATTTGCAGATAAATTACCATTTGCGTCTCTGATAGCTACAGTATTTGCAGCTACAGTTGTTGACGGATACCTATTTGCATTAGAAAAATATAAAGAATCAGACGCCGTTGATTTTCCATGGAAAGTCGTAGCATACATTGCAAAAAACGGAGCATTTGAGTTACCGATAGTGACATTTCTTGTTTCGCTTGTCGAATCAGTGGGTGCAGTACGTCCTGGAAAAATACCTTGAGCATTTATAGTAAATGGACTTTTTATTTCGCCATTTTGATCTTTCACGTTAAAATAAATATCATTGCCTTGCTCATTTGCAATTTCTGCAAAGTTATCACTTACTACTTTGATAACAATATCATCTGAAGCACCTATTGTCAATCCGCTATCTGATTTAAATCTTACTAATGAACTGAATCCTGCATCACCAGTTGATATAAAATCACTTGCTGATTTACCGCCTAATTTTTCTGCATTAGTAGCAGTACCATGAAACCGTGCATTACTATTTTCAGTTACTCCTGTGCTTGAATTAGTTAAATTCAATCCTGGTCTAATTATCGAAAATCCTTGTATTTCATTATCATCATTAATCACAAACGTTTCATTTGCAATAATATGTATAACTTCATTATCAACCCTAGATAAAATTACTGAATGACTTACTGGAGGAACCGACGTATCTGTAATTTCTGCACTTTCGAATCTTGTTACTAAATCTCCTGCACTTTGTGGTCCTACTAATATAAATTCTGTACCACTATACGCCCATAATTGTTCATTTGTAGTATCCCACCAAAAATCTCCAACAGCTAAACCTGAAGGTTTTATATTAGAAACTTCTGCGCCGCCAGTAGTTCTCCATTGAGTACCATCATAAAATTTTAATTTACTTTCACCTACATCAAACCATAGTTGGCCATTTATTGCTTTAGGTGGTTCATTTTTACCAGCAAAATTTTCAAGTAAAAAAATGAAATTTTCATTTTGAATTTCACCATATCCTGCATAATTTTTGCCAACTAGCTTTAAATCAGTAGTCTGATCAAGTGTTCCATCTTCGACTACTGCAAGTTGATTACCGTCATACTTATTAATTATATAAGCCATTTCATTTTACCTCTTTCTAAATTTAACTAACGACTGTTCTAGATAGATACGTCCAAACACCGTTTTGATTTTGATATACATACAAGTATCGTAATGGAACAAATTCTACTATTCCTTCTGCCGTGCCCCCAGATTGAATATCTGCGATAACGCTTTCTTGCGAATTATTTAAACCTTGTACTGAAACATAGGATTTTTGAATTAAAGCACCTGTACCCGTAGCTCCTACAGTAATTTCTATATTTTTTACAACTGCATTTGTATAACTCCATACCAAAACATTTGCATATGCAAAATTTTCAACTGTTGTAGGATCTTTCATTGATGTTAAAATATTTCCTATACTAGTTGTTGGTCCTGGAGATATTTGTAAAGGTTGTGGTGAGTTCAGTCCTGATACATCAATACTTAGCATTAATGTAATTTCTCTGATTTTTGTATCAACATAATTTTTTGTAGTAACATCTTGCAGATCTACAGGATTTGTAACATCACTTATTCTATGTGATTGTAAAGAAAGCACTCCGCTTGTACCTGGATCAATGTTTATATTAATCCCATTAGTTCTTGTTATTGTAGATCCTGTTATATCAAAATAACTTGTGGTTATTGTACCTGAAACATCAAGTCCAGTTAATGTACCTACATTTTCTAAACTGCTATTGATAACTGTTGATCCCAACGTAGTACTGTTTAAAACTTGTGACCCACCTATCTTATAACTAGGAGTAGGAAATGTATCTATACTTAAATCTAAATTTTGATTACTTGTCCATGAATCAGTACTATCTATCCAAGTAAGAGATTTAGTTCCTTGTGTACCTCTTAGTAATATACCTCCACCATCTATGTTTACATCGGGCTCATATGTACCATCAGGCTTGACTGCTAACTCTATTGCTTTATCATTCACTTGTATTGCAGTAGAACTTACATAAAACTGTTCTCCTACTACAGTAAGATTTCCTGAAATCTTTACATCTTTATTAACTTGTAAATTTCCATTAACAGTTGTAGTAGGAATAACTGCTGCTGTAGTTAAAGAAACACCCTTAAACAACTCAACTTCTAGCTCACTTGAATCGGCATAAAAAACATTATAAAAATTATTTCCTTGCCGTACTCGTAAATTTAAATCCGAGCCTGTTTGTTGATTTTCTATTTGTAGAGTATTACCTGCTATTTTAAAATTTGCAAAAGATACTCCTCCGTCATTTATTGTTAATCCATTTGAATTATTAATTGTTATAGTACCTTGTGTTGTAGAATCACTAGTTGTAGTAAAAAAATCAACAGCATATAACCTATTACCACTTTCATCTAATAATGCTTTTGCATCTTGACTTACTCCGTTATACCAAAATCCGCTAGTCGGTGTTTCCCCATCTAAATTAGCGATATTGAAACCTCGATATAGTTTTTGTTTTGGATTTAAACTTGTATCATTTGGATCTGGAGATAAGCCTGGAATAGAAAATGCTAATGGAATTACAAAAGTTGACGGAGAATACACTCCTACTAATGCTCCTCCTAAAAATAATTTAAGTATAGTTCTTTCAGTTCCCGCTTCGTCAAGTTGTGATGCAGTTTCAAACCCTGTTTTTCCTTGATTTGCATTATAATTAGGACCAACTAAAGTTAAATCAACTCCATCATAAAGATATAATTTATTTTGTAAATTATCGATCCATATGTCTCCTGCAATAAGATTAGTTGGTTGCGAACTATTTACAACAGTTCCTGATGCAGATTTAAAATCAACTCCGTTATAAACTTTAAGCTTTGAATCCTGCTTATCGTACCACATTTGACCTATCATAGGATTACTAGGTGGAGATGTAGAAGCAAAATTTTCTAATAATTTTACAAAGTTTTCATTAATAGATTCTCCAAACCCTTTATAATTTTTTCCAATTAAGGTTAAATCAGTTGATTCTTTATCTATTATACCATCTGTTAAATCTATAAGCAATTCGCCATCTGTTTTGTTTATTCTATATGTCATATATATTAACCTAGTCCTGCATAAATTATGTAATTTATGGTCGTATACGGATTCATAATATTAATAGGTGCACCAACTGCACCGTCTGTTTCAATATTTCCACTATTTGATAATGCTTGACCTCCTCCTAAACCGTCAGCTCCTTTAGATTCGGGAGAATCATATCTTACTACCCCTGCATCATTTGATTCGCCAAATATATCTCTTATTGCATAAAATTGTGCTCCAGATGAACTAGATAACGAGTGTTTATGCTCTGGTAAATTTCCTATTTCAATTAAAGCAGAAGCTGAACCACCTTTTGCTCCAACAGTGTCTGCTGCTAAATCATTTACAACATCTGCAGACGAGCCGCCCATATTATCTGCACCTAAAGGTACTCTACCTCTAAAATCAGGTAGGCCAAAGTTATCAGCACTAGATAACATAGATTGTGCTTTATAAGAATAGCCAATTACTTCAAATAAAATGTAATATTTTGTTTTACTTATTTCTTGCCCAGCACATATTAACCATCCACTTGGAGCTATTTGCCCTGCAAACGGAGCTAACATTCCTACAGGGATTGTCGGAACAGCTTGTAATATTGTTTGCCTACTGACTTTTTGTAAACCAGTATTTATACCTGAAATCCTGTTTATAAGAAATTCGTCATCTGCTTGCGTGGTATAGACTTGCGGCTTTGATGCTAAAAGTGTATTAGCAACTTCCACATTAAAAACTTTAGTTGTACCTCCAGTTTGTCCATCAAAAGAAACTTCGTTTGTGGTAAAAAAATCACCTTGTATTACAAAAGATGTCGGAGATGTTAATTTATCAGCAAACCCTGCCCTACCTGTAACTGTACCATTTACATTTCCATTCAAATTTCCTGTGAATTCATTAGAATATATATGAGAAAACCGCAAATCTGTAGATCCTATATTCCTAACAGAATTTATATCAGGTAAAATATTACCTCTTGATTCGATTGCTACATTATCAATTCCGTTGACAATAATTTTTTCGCCAACTTGCAAATTTTTTGCTATTCCTACACCACCATTTACTACCAATGCTCCAGTATTTGCAGATGAAGTATTCGTTGTACCTTTTACATATAAATTTCCTTTATCAGTTAAACTAGAATCAGATCTTACACTTACATTTCCTACTACATCTAATGTTTCCTCAGGTGCAACTGTATTAATTCCAACTTTTAAATTTGAATCATATCTCACAATTGTTTTTAATCCACTTGCAGTCTTCACTTTAAAATCTAAACTAGACCCAGCTACATTATGCTGTATTAAACCAGCATTGCCTTCTACACCTACAATTAGTTCAGAATTAATACCGTACCTTATTCCTATATTATTTTGTACATTAATTGGATAGGTTGTTGTACTAGTAGTATCAGCCCTTAAAAAATTTTCTGCACTAACAAGCACATCATTTACAATTAAATTTTTTGCTTTTTCTGCTGTGCCAATATAATTAGGTGATTGCCCACTAAATGCCGTTGTGCTTAAATTTAACCCAGGGTACAAAACAGAGAACCCAGGTATTTTATTTTTTGGTGTAAAATTAAATTTAGATACAATAGCAATAGGTTCCGCACTTACATCAATTCTTAATATATTATAATTTATATTATCTGTGCCTAAAATACTAACAGGTGATACACCTGTAGCTAATCCATCACTAAATTCTGGTCCAACAAGTATCCATCCGCTACCAGTATACAAATATAGTTGTTGATTTTTTATATCTGCCCAAAGATCTCCTATTAATGCTTGAGATGCATCAGGCTCTGTTTCGGATTTTTTTATACTGCTAGTCGGAACCCAATTTGCTCCATTAAAAACTTTTACTTGTTCGACATCAGGTGAGCTATCATACCATATTTGTCCTTCAACAGGATTAGAAGGTGCAGTATTTGCAGCAAAATTTTCAAGTAAATGTAAAAAATTTTCTCCAATAGCACTACCGTACGATGTAACATTTCTACCTGGTATTTTCAAAGATGTTAAATCGTTAATTTCTCCATCTTCAACAGTGATATAACCTTTATTTGTTTGATCAGTATATGGTATTATATAACTCATTTATTATTATCCTTCTACTAAACCAGATAAACTTTGTACTCTAATAGTATAATCTATTTGTATCAATCTATTAAGACTCTTTTGCACTGGATGAAAAATTACATGAGTCAATAAATTACCTACTCCGCTATCACTCCACGCTCTTAATCCTAATTCATCAAATACATATAAATTATTAGAATCAGATGCTGTATCAAATGCGTCTTGTCCTGAAGGTTCATTATAATCTAATAAACAAGATATTATTACATCACTATAATTTGTTCCACTTAAATGCCTAATTTCTATTTTATTTCTTAAAGGATCTAAATTATTAACACTATTGTCATCTACAACTTTACTATATGTTTTATTATATAAGCTTGCATTTGTACCTGTTGTATTAGGTGTTAAATATGTAATTATTCCTGTAGGATCTACGATTGTTCCTCCATTACCAAAATCCATTTGGTATATATATCCTTGTCCTGCGTTACTAAAACTTTCAGCCAATGCAATACTCATATTTTCATAATGAATAGCATTGTTCTTATCTATAAAAACATTTTTTGTGTTTGGATCGAAAATTTTAATATGTCCTGATATTAAAATTCCTGTATTTTCTTTTAACATATCTACCATTTTTATTCCTGCTCATTTATTTATCTACATAAAGTAACTGATTAAGATTGTAATATTTTAGAAATATCAGTATTACTTTGACTCAATGATTTCCCTAGTTCATTCCAACTTTTTCCTATTCTCCGTACAACAATTACTCTTTCATTATCTCTTGGTGGTCTACTTAATGTCAACAAATTTTTGTTTGCATCTGATACCCAATTTTCTCCTGTATATACAAACTCGTTACCGCCTTGAATATATATATCTCCAATATTACTGTTAACAGGTATATCTGTATAATTTTTATTTAAAATTGGTATATGCATTTCTGCATCTATCCATCTATCTGCAATAGAAGAATCAATTCCATTTGCATTATCATATATTTTTAAAGGATTTTTCCTTAATCTAACTCCTCCTAAAAATACTTCAAATTCATTAATACTTGTAGGCATAAAATCTAAAGAAAATATTTTTGTAGAACCGTCACCAACGAAAATTTGCGTTATTGATTCATCTACATATGGTAAAGTTTTTCTTGTTGATTGATCTAAAACTTCATCTCCTGCAAAATGTTTATTTTTTATTCCTGTACCTAATGTACCTCTACGAAGTTGTCGCAGCTCATTATCTACAACAGAAAAATACTCAATTCTTTCATTATCAATAAAAATTATCCCAGGAAACTTTGCAGTAGGATTAGGTTTAGCCAATTTTGTTGCATCATCTACATGTATAACTCTATCATAATAATATAAATCTTGACTTAAAAATGTTTTAGCATTAGTATCAATTAATTTATAATGATCTCTATTTAAATTATCCTTAAATTGTCTCCAGGCAATATCTTTTGTTAAATGTTGTTGTGAAAAATGAATTAAATCTATAAAATCATCATTTTTTAAAGAAACAGATAATCTTATTTCTTTATTGTTAGATAAAAGATAATAGTCGATTGCAGGAGTTAATAAATTGCCATTCAAAACAACCCATACATAATTTTCACTAAGTATTTCTTTTTCTAATAATATTATATTATTTCTTAATCTTCTATATTCATAATAATCAAAAGTATTATTATCATAATTAATATCAGCATTTAATTGTTGTATCCTTAATACATCACCAGCTACAAAATTAATTCCTAAAACGTTTAAATCCAAACTTACTTGATTATTTCCAGTTATAGTTTGCAATAAAGCATTTGGATTATCTAATGAATTAGCCGCTCCAAAATTTGGATCATCTAATCTAACATTATTAAGGTAAACAGAATAATATTTTCCTATTTGCAAAGGCTCATCTAATACAATAACTGAAGACTGACCTAATACAAACTGGAAATTACCACTTAATGTACCAGCTCTTGTCAATGTATTTTCATATACATTATAAGTTTGCCTTATTATTCCTAAAGACTTATCATTGCTAAACTGGTAAACTGTAATTTTGTCACCATTAGTTATTTCATCAGTACTATTTGGATTAAAAAATAAATGTAAAATACCAGGTGTTTCTACATAAAAATTATCTTCATCATAATATCCATATCTATATTCTCCACCTAGTTTTGTCATTTCTTTTGTTGCAATGACGTATACTTCTAAAATGTCATTATGAGAACCTATTCCTTGATTTAAATTAATTGTACTTCCTATTTGATCGTATTCTGATACTGTTGGATCAAAACTATCAGAACTTACAAATTTCCAATGATCTCCATAAAAAATTTCATTTTCATTTAAATATACCTTTATGTGATTAGGTGCTAAACTACCTGCTGGAATTTGATATAATTTTAATCTATAATCTCTCTGTGCAGTAACAGTAAATTTTTCATAATATCCAGGGTTCAATATCCTGTCATTTACTTTTACTAATGTTCTCCATTCTGAAGGAATATCGTTAAACGGAGTTTGTATAAGTTTGTAAGATTCTATATCTTCGTCATAAATAAACTCATCAATTATTACTGAACTAAATTTATCTTCTTTGCCTGAAAATACTGCATATGAAATTTCAGTTCCGTCAGTAATAAAATCAATTAATTTAATACCTAACATATTATATTCTGTTTGGTACAAACTATGAGCTATTTTATTTCCTCTTACTGCTACAATTGAATTATACTCACTTTCACTAAATTTAATTTTTGTAATAAATTCTATAGTTGATCCATCTGCAATAAAAGTACCTATATCTAAAACATCTATTCCTGATAATCCAATTGATAAAACAGATATTGTATTATTATTACTAGGCGCATTCACAAATGTCAATTCATTTGTAGTCCTATCAATATTATAATCTACATATTGTTTTTTTATAGCACTACCTATTTTTACAAAAAGACTTGTATCTAATATAGAATAATTTTCTAAAGGAAAATTAGTAGTACTTCCATCACCAATAAACACCATAGAATTTATTTTTCCTAAACCGCCTGTAGGTCTTTCATATACTTTTATATCTAATGAATCATTTATGTAACCTGGAATTAATTCTTCTGGACCTTTATTGCGTAAAGGTGTTACAAAATCATCACCATCTATAATAATGTCTTCAGGCGCTATACCTTTTGCATTATCGTATAATAAATTACCACCTGATAAAACAGTATCATAATCTACATTTGTTGGTAAAAAACTACCATCACTAGTTTGTTTTCGTAAAATAAAAATATCATTAAAACTTACATCTACACCATAATCGATGAAATTGATACTCGTTATTGTATTATCACCTATTATTGTATCCATTACTGCATTGGGATTATTAAACGTTCCAGTGCTAAAATATGGATCATCTAATCTTACTCCATTCTTATATAAGTTATAAGGCACATTATTTTCTAAAGATTGCGTAATATCAAAAACTATATATTCAATAACTCCTTCTGCCAATAATCCTTGTAAAGCCTCTGTAGACAAACTTTCAAAACGATTTAATATATTTGTTTCAATATTATTTTTACTGAATTCAATATTGGCAAAATTCTTTATAGAATACAAATAAAAATGTCTCTGCGAAATAGCTAAATTTGCTTCGAAATTAGGGTTTCCAGGTGTACCTATATCTGTAACTTCTCCAGAAATATTTAATATAGTGTCAACAGATCTAATCGGTACTGATAAGCCGACAGTATTCACACTAAATTGATTTATAAATACAGAGGTTGGTACATCATCAACTGTTACAAAACTATTTTCTACAATCGTTAACATTATTTCTGTAATTTTTGCCCAACTTACTCTAACCTTATAAGGTAAATTTGATAAATCTAAAATTGTACCTTTTACTGTAAATTTAATGTCATCATATGTACTATCATATGTATCATAATAACTAGTAAACCAAGCATCACTATCCCAACCATTAGAATTTTCAAATTTAAAACTTTTTACTTCTACACCACCGTAATCTATTCCATCCATAAGCTGGCCTAGATCATTGCCTAACAGCCCTATTTTAGTTTCATAATAAGAATTTATTCTATCAACTGCATGCAATACACTAATATTCTTGACATAACTTATTTGTATTTCACTGTCTATAGATGCAGGCTCTGTTAAAGTAATTTGACCTAAATACTTGGTATACGAACTATCTTCATTTTTTACATTTTCATATGTATATTCATCCTTTAATAACTGGCTACCATTTATTTTTACATTTACTAAACTCGTTTTATACTCGATAGGATAAGTTAGGTTAAAAATATATTTAGACCCTGTACCAGTAAAATTTTCTATTACTTGTAAATTACTATTATCAACTTGACTACCTAATCTATCAAATTTTACATTTACCGATAATGATCGTTGTAGAGGTTTGTCTAACAACGCAATAATCTTTGCTTGTTTTCCGCCATCTTCATATTTTCCATCTACAATTACAGTTGGAGGATGTGTGTATCCTTTCCCCCCAACTATAATTTTAGCTGCTGTAATTTTTCCATCTAATCCAAGTGTTACACGACCAACTGCTCCACTTCCACTGCCACCTTCGAATACAATATTAGGAACATTACGATAATTTAAGCCTGGATCTACTATAGCTAAACTTGTAATACTATAAGAATGTTCCTTGATCCAATTACTTATGTTTGGTAATAATTCTCCTTCAAAAAGATCAATTTGCCCATTTATATAAACTAATCTCCAAGGCTCAATTTTACCTCGACGAAAATTATAAAACGGAGGCAAATCAAAATCAGATATACTCGAACTAATATTTTCTACTTTTTCATAACTACTAATAAACTCCCGCAATTTTGTTTTATAAGGTTTAACTTCATTAAAATATTGTTGATAACTCGGTAAAGAATCATTATTAAATGTTATATCGTTTCTTAACTCGCCTACATTATGCTTGGCTTTTACAAAACTACTTTTAAAAACCCAATCTACATATTTTTGTTCAGATAATACATATTTTAAACTGGCAATTAATAATTGATTAGTTTCAATTCCTAGTTCATTTATAAAAATTTTATTCAAAATAGTATTAATAATAATTCTAGTTTCTGCAACTGGTAAATTATCATAAAAATCTGCATCAAAACTTGTAGTATCAAAACTTATAGTAGATGAACTGTAATCATACAACGACGGTAAAAATTTTAAAGTTCCATTTTGCTTACCAATTACTTTATAATTTATAGTATAATCAACATTAGATTGGTTATCAATCTTAAGTAATAATAACCATCCTGTATCTCCGATATAATTAATCTTTACTATATCTCCAATATTAATGTTTAAAAAATCTAATTGATAAGAATAATCTACTTGATGATTTACTGAGACTAAATTAGAATAACCTGGCAAATAATAATCTTTATATTCCCAATATAAATTTGTATTATAAGACTGACTTCTTATTCTTAACCAACTAAAATTAGATGTTCTTTCATACAAAGACCATTTTCCATTTATTGTATTATCAGAATTTACCAATACAGTATACGGTCTAACAAATAATCTTAGATTATCTGTATAATCTTTTCCTGCATAAATTACATTAGCTGATACTATAGATCCTAATTCATTTATACCTATTTCTATTTCTGCTCCAGAACCCTGCCCAGATAATATATATGTAGGAGTTGTTACATAACCTCTACCTGGATTTTCTATAATTATGGTAATTATTTTACCATCGACAACAATAGGCTTTAAGACTGCTTGTGTAATTTTAGACAATCCTAAATAATCCAAATCTAATAATGTGTCAACTGTAGTATCATATAAATTTTCACTTAATAAGGGCGGCTGCTCGTATGCAGTCAAATCACTTATGTCTTTACCGAAAGTGATATACTTATCTGCAATTACATCATTTACTCGTTCAATTAATTGCTTTAATGCTTCTTGTCTATTTACAAACCATCCTTGTCTTGGATGATTAAGCGTTCCATATCTATTTTTTTCGTCTAAGGTAAGATCTGGAACTGACCTACCTTTTTTATCTGCTCCAACTAAACTGTCTATCCATTTATTTACTATTTCATGATTTGGCATACTATTTGCCAAACCGTCAGCTATTAATTTATATTGATAATGACTATTTTGAGTTACATTATCTACATTCCAGTATTGTATACTTAATATTACATTTTTATCTTCTAATAGTTCTTTACAATTATATACAACAAATGAATTATCTTGTAAAAAACCTACAAATCGATACATTTGCGACTGTGGATCTTGAATTAATAATGACGTATCTAATGCCGATAATGTTCTACCGTCAACAAAAGGAATATCCTGCTTATCCTTTACCCAATAATAATAATAAGTAGTATATGTTTGATACGATTGACTGTATTGTCTACGTTCACTATAATAATTATCTCCGTATAATGTTGTTCCTGTAATGTTTAATGTCAAACCTTCATTCGTTCCGGTCAACTCGTCCCATTCTGAAGGTTTGAATCTTGATTTTACCCATTCATAAACTTTTACAAAATTTGTTGAGAAAATTTTATTCCAATAGTTTGCAGCATATACTAAATCATTTAGATACGGATTATAAAATTTTGTGTCTCTCAAATCCCACCATAATTTTCCAACATTTTCTTCTGTCCAATAATTTGATTCATTTTCAAGAACACCATTTTTATGCGAATATACTGCAGGATCATAAAATAATTTATATGATAAATTTTGCTCCGCTGTTCCTGCAATTTTTCCTTGTAACGGATCTATATAGTCTAAATATGTTAATAACTTTTTTGTCTTTTTATTATACAAGAAAACTTTTTTTATCTTAGAAACATCAACAACATCTATAGATTTTCTTTTTTCAATATAAATATTGTCATCAACTTTATAATTAACTACAATTCCAGTATAACCTGTACTAGATTTAACTCTAGGTAATCCTACATATATATGGTTTCCTACTGTTAGTAAATTTCTTCCAAAATAGTAATTATTATTATAGCTAGTAGTAAGATCTTGAGCGTAAATAAAAGAATTATTAAATAGTTGATATACATAAACGCTACCACTATAGGCATTCTCATAAGCAAATTCTGTAAATCCATTATCAAATAAAGTTTTATTTGAATCAAAAGTCGTTATTTTTTTGTTACTTGCGCTTCTAGCATTACAAACTAGATAATTCTGATCTAAACTAATTTTAAATCCAAATTGAGCTGATGTTACTTGATTAGGATTTTGTAATATTTGCTGTAACGTAAATAATCCATTACTTTGAATATACACATAAACAATTCCTACATCAACTTTATCATTATTATCATAAAATGGATCAGAAACTACAATAATTGACCCATCTGTATTAATATCAATACTATGTCCAAATGATACACTATTTTTTGGTGCTGATAAATTCTGACTCCATTCATAATACCCTCCTCTATTCCTGTAGACGGCTACAACATTATCAATGTCATCATATGAAACTAAAACAGCAATAACTTCTCCAGCATCACTTAAAACAAACTCGCTTGCAAAATCGTATAAATTATCAGTTGGTATTAAATTTAATAACTCGTTATTTTCTTTATAAATCAATCCTTGATCATTAGGTAATTCTCCTAAATAATCTATTAATGAATCGATTGGAATCCAATATAAATCATTAAAATCTCCAGGATCTAATGTTGTTGTAGCTTTATAAAAAGTATAATTATTATATTCATAATATACAACATCATTTGTTAAATATTCAGCATCAACAGAAAACGCTCCTCTATATTGCTTGTATCTACTATAATCCCAGTTATATGTAATATTACTTTCTACCCCATTTTTTAAGAAAAATAATTTTCCCGGATCAGCGTAAGTGGTATTATTCTTTGCACTAATAACAGCTTTATATAAAGATTCAAAATTTAATGATGTTTGAATTTTTGATCCAAAATATTGATTATCTTTTCGATCTGGAGATAATAAAGATTTGATGAGTGTATAATTTTTACCTATTTTTTCATAAATGTACACTATTCCTTCATTAACAAATCCAGATGCAGTACCGGCATTTGAAGCTTGAATAGAAAACTTATTTGCCCATAAAAAGTTTTGTCTACTAGGAGGTAATGTTTCTCTTTGAATTCCTGATATGTTATCTGAAAAATGCATTATGTATTCATAATTCCTTATTTCATTAGCACTATCTTGATTTTTAGGAACAAGTATATCATACCCATAGTCAAAAACAACAAGCTTTCCAATATCTTTATCTGGTTTACCTAAGCTTGTAAATAATATATCTCCAATTACAATCCAGTTATTATCATTACCGGTATTATTATATATCCCTGTCCTACCATAAGCATCATACCCTACATCTTCTGCTAAAGGATATGGATCCATAGCAATTTGTCCATTGTTTTGATAATTCCTACCTAATCGCCACGATCCATTAAGATTTTTTACAAATAATGTGACAATATTAGCATTACGCTCATAAAATACAACTTCTGCATATCCTCCTGCTTGCGGATCTCTTACAATTTGACCGGTTTCTACTGCCTCTCTTGGATAACCTGCTGCTTCAGCAGCATCTCCTGATATAGATCCTGCTGCAACTGGTTCTAGATAATTGTCTTGAATTGTTGTTGTACTTTGATATACAATGTATCCATCCCATAAATCATGTACAATTTGATCCTTATTTATTTTATTATATGACAACCCTAGCACACTTTCTAAATCTAGTAGCTCATTATCATCCGGTTGTTTTACAGGTCTAACTCCTAATTCTCCTGTATCTGTTGCAAACAACAACTCATTAGGATCAAACTCTCCTTCTACAAACTGGACTTCTATTGTTGTAGTTGTCGTAGGTAATAAATCTGCAAGAGGCAATGTTCCCGATGCATTTACTAACTCATTTTCAAATCCATTAAATGTTGAAAATACTACTGCCGAAGCGCCTGATAAACTTTGGTAAATTTTTTCGCCTGCTTGAATGAAACTTATAGGCCTTGCTAATTCAAGTATTCTCACAGTTTTTTGCAAATCATTTACATACAGTCCAACTTTAGAACCTGCAAAAATTTTATCTGTAAATGTTTTTGTTCCTCTTACAACAAAATATCTGGATAAAAAATCTCCAGATACACTGCCTGGTCCAGGAGATCCAGTATAAGATAATCTACGTAAATAACTTGCTTCTGCATTTTGACCTAAATTTTCTGCAGTTACTATAGTGTCAGGTACAATATAGTCTAAACTTGTAAATGATGGTCTTTCTTTAAAAGTATCAGTAGCAGCATTTACATTTTTTACAGCTAAACCTCTACCAGTATCTTTTGTTATGTTACCTACATTATATGATTGTGCAGTTCCTAGAGCGAGATAACCACTAAAAACAGCCGCAACTTCCTCATTGGTCTCAGTAGGTAAAACTAATTCATATTGTCCAACAAATGCCGTTTCATTAATAAACAAACTGTCTTGTGCTTTAAAAGACCCATTCGTGTTTGTTACATATATTGTTATTGCACCTGTACCTTCTAATATACCATTAATAAAAATTGGTTTTTCATATACATAACTAACAACTGCTTCTACATTTTGAGATGTAACTAAATCTCCAATTTCAGGAATAACTGTTACTGCATTAACTAGCAAAATATATTCTGCTTTATATAATACAGGATGTCCTATACTTTCTAAGTAATCATTTGTAATATAAGAAACTTTACCATTAAAAGGTTGTCTATCTGTTAAAATAATCTGCGTTTGGTTTGCATATGACTCTTCGTGCCAATCTAAATAAAGTAAGTCTCCTATACCTACACCCTCATACATATCTGTAGGAACTCTTATAATAAAATGTTCAACATTTTGTATATTCGTAAAAGGATAATTACCTGTTAATAAAAAATGCGCTTCAACACTTGAATCTTTATCTAAATTTGTCTCTGAAATAATTTTATTATAATTTACATAATTATTATATAATATATTAGCTCGACTACCTCTAACTTCTTCTACTGCTTGCCAATAATCGTTGTTATATTTTACAACCGAACCCAATTCGTAATTAGAGTCTGCGTTATAGTCTCCATAATAATTTGTTTTTACATTAGAACTATTAGGAGCACCAACTAAAAGATACTGGCCATCTGCAGTAAAATTAACACTATATCCAAAAGACTGATAATCAGCTGCAATGTTTTCTGGAGGTTCTATAACTTGTGATAGTTGCCAATTTTTCTTTGTAGATTCTCTATTGTATACATATACTTTACCATTTACATTATCTTTATAACTACCTACAGCTAATAGAGTATTTCTATTGTTAACAGATAATGCTGTACCAAAACTCTCAGTATCTAATAATACAGGATTTTTTGCATCATACGACGAAATGAATTTATTTTTATTTTCTAAAACTTTCCATCTGCCTGTACTATCGTCATCTAACCATAATAAATCATTGATATCAACTATATTTTCTGCTTTTCCATTTAAATCACTTATATTCTTACATCTTACATTAAAAAATACACTTAAATATACGTTAATTTTTAAACCTGTTTCAAACGGAACTGTTATATCTACTATTTTTGCAGTCGGCATAGCAATTATAATACTGTTATTTAATACATCTACAACTTCATAAAACCCCGAAACATCCATTTTTTGATAGTAAGCAGATACAGTTGAATCTTCGTCTGGATTATCAAATGTGTAATGGATATCCGATAATCCTATAATATCACCAACTGTAATTTTCCAATTAGACTCTGTATTAGGATCTATGTTATTAACAGTATTGGGATTAACATGAATTTCGACCACTCCTTGAGATGCTTCAGGAATAGTAATATTAAAAATATTATGATTATATCTAACATATTTGAAAACAGCCCATGAAGACCCCACATTACCTATCCAAATATAATCATTTGCATTTACTGTTTCATAATTCAATTGCAAAATTTCTTCTTTGCTTCCTAAAACATAATTAATGTCATCTATATTAACATATCCTGCTTCTTTCACATAAGGTTTGGCAATAAATTTTGTAGGAAAAGGATGCTCATTATAATTTGTTGGCTTTACAAAAACTTCATAAGATTTAATTCTATAAATCCAATCAATTCCGGTATTTTTTTCTGTAGATAATAATACAGGCTGGTTAGTTAATCTAAATTGGTTTTCATCTAAAACAACTTCTAATTCTTCAAAACTTGACACAGCTCCATAAACACCTTCTCTAATCGCCCATTCTTCATAAAATTCTATACTATCCTTATCATTGCTTGCTAAAACATCAAATAATTTATTTAATGAGTTTCTTGTTCCTTTTTCTTTAATAAACCCTTGATAAAATTTGTATTGGCTTATATCATCATTAATAATATTTTCTAAATAAGTTCTTTTTTGATAACCTGTTAAGTGTTGAGCAAGCCTTTGTTGACTTACATCAAAATTATCACTATCAAGATCATAAAAATCTGTAAATTGATTTATTTTATAATCTATATTTTCTAAAAGTTGACTAGTAGGCTTTTCCGCTAATTTTTTCCAATCAGAAAAATTAAAATCTTTAGATCCATAAATTTTCTTATCAGCTGCATAATAAAAATTCTTATATAATACAACATCGCCAATACGATAATCTTTCCATTCTTGCCATGAATAAATTTTTACATCATCGTATATGAAGCCTGGAATGTGCAAAGACCCTGTCCAATTAGAGGTTCTATAGCCTAAGACTTTAATTCTATCTTGTCTATATCCTGCCACTTTATTATATATTACATCATTAAATACTGTAAAATTGTCAATATATAAACAGTGTTCAAATTGCACTAAGGGAAGTCTTACATAATAAATTCCATCTGTTCCTATAGATTCTACAGAAAAAGTATTATCTACTTCATTTACTATTTGTAAATCAGTAATATCAATTGGATTACCAGAAGCATTTAAGACTGCATATTCATAAAAGACATTATCTAATTTATCTACAATGTACCTGCTATTTTTAAAATGTATCATATTAGCAGCCGGGCTCAAAGTAATTAAAGTATTATAAGGCCATGCTTGTGTGGTCCAAAAAACAAATTCTTTAATCGACCCTAACCAATTGTTTATATCATTTTTTGTTTCGTCATAATCAGGAAACGAAAACCCTAAAGTTTCAATATATAATCCATAACCAAATAAAAAGTCAACAACATCTTGAATACTAGGTAATATTGTATCATAATGTAATACGCTAAGTTGATTAGAAAAATTTTCTCTTAAAAAAAAGTTGTTACCGCCTGTGGTTGGTAAATTTTCTAACAATGTATAAGAATTATAATCAAAATCTATACCAGCATTCTGTGTGCTATTGGCCCTATAAAATTTACTATTATATCTTACAACAGAGCCTTGGATAACTGTTTTTTCCTCGTTCCAGTTAGCATATGATTCACTTACTCCTCCAATGTTTAACGTTGGATCTTTTTGCCTAGCAATCACTGGATAATAATTAAAAACTGGAGAATTTTTATCATAACCTTTTATCTGATAACCATTTGTTTTTTTTGTAATTAAAACTCCACTATATACAATCTCTGACACAGTATGTGATTTATTTAAAAACAACTTATAATTTTCATTAGGGACAAAAACATTACCTTCATTTAAAGGAGTTCGTGAATCTAATAATAATTTAAATTTTTCTTGTTGTGTAAATCCGCCAATTCTAAGTGATAATTGATTTTCTATTTTAGAAATTTTTTCTAAATATTTTTCTTTGGTAGCAACTGACTGGCTTAAAAGATAATCATTTATATAGTTAACAAGACCACTTGCTTTGACTTCAGTATCAACTGACGGTAACACTATTGATGAAAATGTAAAATGATTAACATCTTTACTGTAAATAATTTGATCTGCAAAGTTTCTTTTTTGTCTTGATCTATCAAATGCTGTTGAAAAAACTTTAAAAGGATTATTTAAAACCATTGCTTTTAATAAACTAAAAGGATACAAATTACTTTTACGCCAAACATTTTCAATAGGACTGTAATCTCCAAAACTAAAATCAGATTGTTTATAACTATCATTGTAATATTGTACAATTCCATTTTGGAATGGGCTTAGTAATTTTCCATTGTTATCTACTGGAATAATTTTAGTTAAACCTGGTCTAGCATATTTTTTATTTTTCTTGTTGTCAAATCTTATATAACCATCTTCTAAATCTTGCCATAATTTATTGTTAGTATTAGTGTAAGGAGATGATCCATATTCATTTTCCCACCAGTCTGGTTTAATTGAAAATCCTAACATTTCCCAAGGATGCGTGTCTGGTCTATCTGTGTCATACACAAATTTATAAATACCCCTCCACCAGCCAGGCAGTTTTTTATTGTTATATAAAGCACGAGAATAATTATTTGTAAATGAATTGTTGTTTTCGTAATAAGTATTAATTGTATATTGAACTTCAGAGTATGCAACCCATTGATAAAAATCTACAGACATGACTTTGTCTAAATCTGATTTTGCTACATTTGTTTCCCTAAAACAGCCAGAAATAAAATCATTTATATCAAATAATTTTGGATTATAATCTATCTTAATATTGTTAAAAATTCTTTTTTCTAATTCTAAAAGTAATAAATCTCTATAATCTTTAAAAACAAGTGTCCTACTTCCGTCATGTCCTTGGACATACGATTTTATAAAGTCCACATCTTCATATACAAGAGATTGTACATTAACACCTAAAAAATTATAAGATTCTGCACAATATAATGTAGTAGTCATTCCATCAAATTTTATTAATGTAGGATTTCCTGTTCCTCCATTTATAACATCAAAATCTATCGCATCTTCAACATTAAAAAACAATGGGTAATACCAACCTAACACACCGTTAACAGATCCATAACATTGAAATGGTTCTGTATATTCTATTTCATCTGTTGGTTTAATTTCTGTAATTATTTTTGGTTCAAATTTAGGATATAATCCTAACTTTGTCGGTGTAGGTGCTACGAAATTACTTAATGTAGAAGAATAGAAATATACTTCTATTACATCATTAACATTCTTAGTTACATATACATTTACAAAATTTTCAATAAAATTATAATCTTTTCCATATATAAGTAATTCTTCATTTTTGTAAACTTGAAAAGATTTATAACTTAAAGTTTCTAAATTAAATTCTTCGGACAATGGAAAATATATTTGATCAACATCTATTATTACAGTGCTACTAACTAATTTTCCATTAATTGGAATCATATCAGAATCGTAAAATGGGTCAACAAAACTTTTATTTTTATTAATTTCTGCAATTACTGTATCAACATGACGCTTAATTGGTCCGCTAAAATTAGAATCGTAAGCATGCTCGTGAAACAATCTAATAAATTTACTATACTCTTTACTTGCAAAATTTATAGCATGAATTATATTTGAGTTTTTATCTAAAAGATGATAAGATGCCAAATTAAATAAAGACGAATGTTTTACAAATTTAGATCCAAATTTTGATATTTCCTTTATATCTCGTAAGTTACTCCTACCAGGAAACTCACCAATATGATTATCTATTTCTTCTATTATAGTATAACCATGATCTAATATTTCACCATATGTTAAAGAGTTTAAATCTTCATTTAAAGGATTGTTTTCTAAATTAATAGGCAATTCATAATGGGCATTATTAGTGATGTTGCCATTACCTTTAGATTTCACAAATATCTTATCATTTACGTTTAATGAAGTCGTAAAATGTATAAAAAATTTATTTGCAGGAGATACTTCAATTTTAAAATCTACGCCATCATGTAGTAATACATTATTTTTATAAATTTTTAACCATAAATCTGACAATTTTGTATTAAAATCATAAGCATCATATAAAATTTTATCAGTAGATTTTTCTATTAAAGTTTGCCAAAGGACTTTCTGCATTGAATCTGCATTCGCTTTAACCCATCCGTTAACAAAAATAGATTCTCCATTTTTTAAATTTTTCTTTAAAAATCCTGATGATGTCTTAACTTCAACAAGCTGGTTATTATCAGAATAAAGAAAACTATCATTTAGTAGATCAAACCTAAATAATATGTCTCCATTATTTTCTATTGTCCTGTAAGATAAAGGAAATCCTAATTCTACATCATTGTTTCCTTGACCTTCAACATAAGAAAAAATCTTAGTGCCTTTAAATTGACTGGCTGAATATTTACTAGAAGAAAACGATTCTTGCTCATAATTATATAATTCAAATAATGGATTTTGATTTAATCTTGTTTTTTCTTGTCCTGCATACCATTCTCCATTTTTATAATAAAAATATTTTCCTTTATATGTATTTCCATCTTTTATTAAAACAACATCGCCTTCATTAGGAGAATTTTCTTCTACTAACGAAATTTGGTTTACATTATTAATTTTTCTAAACATTACTTTGTAAATTTTATTTTTAACAAAGCTGTCACTATCATTGGCAAACAAAATTTTCATTTCATTTGTTATATCAATTCCGTCTACATTATAACCAGTTGACCCTTCTATAATAGAAAATACATCAGTTGTAAACTTATCTATTAGATCAATACTTCCTATAATTTTTGATCCAAAATTATACAATTGTAAATCAGCATCAAATTCAATTATAGGCTTTGTTGCTTTTTTATTCTCATCTAGTAAAACACCCTGATTCGTAAGACTTAACGATAATTCTAAAACATCTCTATGAAACCATCTATTGTATTTGCTCCAAAAATTACCATCTCTACTTGCTCTGTTTATTACAATATAATCTTTTTCTAAAGGATATCCATATGCTTCACTAAACGGAAATTCGTCAAAATTTGATTCTCCAAATGGAATTTGTATATCAGGATTAAAATTATTTGCTACAGATAAATCATCTTCTTTTATTAATACAATTTCTGAACCTACTCCTTCGACATAAAAATTGCTATCTTCATAAAAACTCGGCGTTATATTACCTAAAAATTTTACCTTCATTCCATTTGTAAACTTCCAACCTTCTGCAGTTGTATAACTCTTCTTACCAATTATGTCTTTGTCAACATTTAAAAACGTATTTTCGGTTATATCTTTAATGATAAAAATACCTGAAAGATTTATGTCAGACTCAGAAATATAAAACAAATTATCAGGAGCTACATCAGACACAGTAAATTCTATGACACCTTGACCAACGAAATCATCATTTATTTCATTGCCTTCGGTATCAAACTTTACAATTCCTGTATTATATAATAAACTAGTATTTTCCAAATCACTATCAGGAACTAATAAATTTCCAGGACTGAAACTTTTTTTTGTACAAATTGCAATAGGATACTGCGGAGAATTAATCTCAAATCTATAAGTTTGCCCTTTATATAGTGTAATATTAGGATTTCTGGTTAACCCATCAGGAGAAAACAAATAAGTAAAATTATCCTCTTCATCTGCAACCGTTACTGTATAAGTACTCGTAACTTCTCTTTGTTGTCCAAAAACTGAAACAACTTGAGGTCCATCTGGCACCCAATAATAATTTCTATAATTAATAAATTTATCCCAATCAAAATTAGGATTCCATGTATAATATTCTTGAGAGTTCAATTTACTATGATTTCTAACTTGTCCTCCTAATATTTCTACTGCATGCAAATAATCATTATAATCTGCAAAATATTCTACATTATCAAAATCATCTTTTATAAAAGTTGCAGGCTCTAACTGGTAATTTATTCTTTCTTTATTAATATCACCAATATAAACGTCGTCAACTACATAAGGTTTAGTTATCTTCCTACCATAATATCCATTAATTTTTTCTACTTTACCAGGTTGAGTAAGTTGGTCAATAGTAGACTCTAAAAACTTTTTATTATATGGAGTTCTAAAATATTTAGGAAGATGATTTACAGATTGTCTTTTATAATTTTTATCTCCAGCTGGTAGAGTTGGCTCTACCTGATTATTGTCAAATGCCATTTTAATCCTTATTACGAACTTTGTATACCGGTATTACTCCGTGAAGTACTTCTAACAATTGTATCAACAGACGATAATCTTGATGCTGTTATAGCATCTATAATTTCTATATCATCTACAGTTGCTCCATTTATAAAAATTTCATCAACTTCACTCCTAACTTCATAAAAACTTCCAAAGCCTTTTGAATTGTCAATTGGAACAATTACAAAGGCAACGATATCAGGAGCCATCTGTTTCATTACATAAGCAGATAATTCTGAAAAATAAAAGACATCTCCAAAATCCCAATTGTCTAATGCAAAATAAGTTTCTATATGTTGAATTATTCTTGACTTTACATCATTATTATTAAGTGAGAGATCTGAGTTTTTAACAATTTTAAACCTTGCTTGCAGCTCAGGCTTTGCCTTTACTCCAAATAATATTTGATATTTTGCACTGTGAAATATTACTTCATCGGACAAAGATTTAATTTCATCAATAGCATTTCCATACTGTCTAGCTAAATAATCGCTAGAAGGCGGCAAAGGTTCAATGTCACGTATACCTCGTATCCACTCTCTAAATATCTTGTCATAATTTTCTGTTAACACGTATGTATCTATCAAATTACTGACGCTTGGATCTATTCTAACTGAACTATCAGCTGCATGCTCATAATGGAACTTTAACCCACTCCTGCCAACAAATGCCTTATATTCAGTGGTTATTTTTTTTGTAAATGTTGTCCTATCAAAAATTTCAAAATTATCTGTTTCTATATAATAAAAAATTTGTCCATCATTGTATAAGCTTAAAGGTCCTAATGAATCTTTATTTTGAAATATCAAAAATTTTGATGAAGATGTAAAAACATACTCTACAACACCATTATCTGTTGTAATTTTTTCTTGGAATATTATTTTATCCGCTAAATTATAATCTGGCTGAACAATTTGTTCAAAAATATCAAAATCATCTTCTACTCCATCATCATCTGCATCAAAGAAAGTAACTTCAATTTTTTTACTGTTTACGTATCCTGAATCGTCTCTATAACTATCAACTATATGCCATGTATAATCTGTGGTAAAATTTGACAACCCTTGCTCAACATCAGTTGTAGGTTTTGTATTAATACTAAGGACTTTGATTTTATCTTTTACAATAATACCTGTTGTATTATCATAAACTTTGTCTCCTTCGTCAAAATAAAACTTTAGTTCTTTATCACTTTCAAATAGATATCTTGAAGATCTATAATCAACATAGTAAACATCTCCGTCAGTTGTAAATTTAATTAACCAACTGGAATCTAATTGCTGTCCTGTTTTATCTCCTGTTTTTCCAACACTAAACTCTCCTAATGCATCTAAGTCACTATCTACAATAATTTGCCAAATATTCAATGTTTGATCAAATCTTAAACCAAAAGACCTATAAGCAAATATTTGTTGTAATACTTCTTGCTTCACATCTCTAGTTAAAAATTTTGCTAAAATAGGTTTGATTTCGTTTAATTTAGCTCCAGTAGGTATTATATCATTTATTGCTATGGCACCAGTGCCATCATCACCTAACTCTGTGCCTGTTCCTTGAACACTGTTTATTTTTACCCATTTATATGTATATGATCCTGCATAATTTGCAGCTCCAGATGCTAATTTTCCATCAGGTGTAAAATGCTTACCAACAGGAGCAACAAACTTTAATGCTGTTCCAGATTTAATTAATTTTAAAATAGAATTAGTAGAATTTCCTAAATATAAATTTATATTTGTTTGATTGACTAAAAATCCAGTATTCAAATTCGTTTCTTGCGTAACACTTGACCAAGAAATTTCCAAATCATCTACTATAATTTTTAAAAAATTTATTGTATAAAAGTTTTTAACATATGTGCTTGATAGAATAGGTTCTATTAAATTATAAATAATTCCTTCTATATCTGTAGTGCTATTAAATGTAAAAGAAATACGTTTAATAAAATTTTCACGGAAAATGATTCCATCATTTCCGAACAGATTTGTTTTACTATATTTTCCAGTAGCATCAATTAAATCAAAATATCTGCTTATACCACTTGCAAATCTACTTACACTTTTTGCCTTAATAATTTGTTGCGATACAACTAAAGGCCCAATTTGATAATCTTCTCCATTAACTAACCTATTTTGCAAATAGTATGACGCAGGGGCATTTTGCTTAATGCTAGTATTTGTTTCGCTAGTAGAAGCATTATCTACTATACTGTCTAAAGTAAAAGTAAGTGTAATTGTTTCTAAGGTATTATTAATACTGATATAAGGAAATTCTAAACTTAGTCCTACAAAATCAACAGGATTAATTGTATATGAAACATTTTTACTTGTACGATAAAATAATTTAAAATTATTTTTTGGCAGATTTCCAAACACTCCGTCAGCAAATATTAAACTAATTCTGTCATCGATACGAGTAAAAACACTGTATATATTTCTATCATTTTTGTTTAAACTATTATATATAACATTATTTCCACTTATACTAGAAACCTTTGACCATAAATTATTTAAATTTCCGTCACTATCTAAATCATATAACCAAACATCTGTATCATTTATATTAACTGCATCTATTGATACTACTTGATTCGGTATTGGATTAGATATACTAAAATCAGCTTCTTGAAATGTTCCTTGTTTAAACATTACAAAAAAACCAGTATTACTACTAGACGCTCCGCTGCCGTCATCTCTATATAGAAAGGAAAATGCTGATCTATTATGTGGAACAGCTTCTATCACATTTGAATCAAAATCTGCTGCTACAACCTCAAAAGTTGTCTGTATTCCGTTTACAGTTCGTCTAAAACTATAAACAGGAACATTATTAGATATATAATTTATTTGATACTTGTCTGTTTTAATATTATCTAAAATATCTGATTTTACGGGTTTACCGATACTTTCATTAGTAGCTAAACTCCTTCCAATTACTTTTAAAAATTGCTCTTTCCAATTTGTATTACTAGGGTCATTCCACAGAACTGTTTGATTTTGCAAATTTATATTATTTGAATCGACAAAAGATTCGGTTGTTTTTACACTTGATATTTTTAACAATCCACTAGCAGGAACATTACGTTTTGGAACATAACTTAACATTCTAGCAAGTCGTAATACACTTTCTCTTCTCTCTGCTAACTCAATAAAATTTTCTCTTGCATTTAGGTCAATTCTAAATGCTAAATTTTGCCCCAAAAATGCAATTAAATCAAGTAAAGCAAGGTACTCTGAACTTTCAATATAATCATTAAAATCTTCTGGATTGTTTTGTCTAATATATGCAATTAACACTCTACGTAATGTATCAAAATCATAATGCTTAAAATCTGCATTCCTAAAGGTTTGATATATTCTTTTCCAATCTTCAGCTACTAATAATCTATTTTGCCTATCAGTCGACGCCATCTTAATTCCTTTTATAATATTTATCTGTAAAAAAAGTTCAATTTTTATCAGTTAAGATATAAACCCTACTTCTTTATCAAATTTTAAACGCATATTTTCTGATATATTATATGGCAAATACGTTAACTCCATCTCTACTTGTATGCCCGATTCATATGTATCGACAATTACCCTATTAGTAGTTACTCTAGGTTCATATGCAACAATATTTTTTACATTATCAACTATCAAATCTTTTAAACTAGGTGTAAAAGGTTCAAATAAAACATCCCATAATATTGTTCCAAAAGTAGGATCCGACAATTTTTCTCCTTGCCTAATATGAAAATGGTTTAGTATATCTTGCTTTATCAATTCTAAATCAAACAGCACTTTATTTTTTCTAGATTTATTTACAGTGCTTATTCCCCTATATGTTCTTGATGTAGAATTGTAATATACATTTGGAGTTTTTCCTTTTACTACTATTTGTTCATATAAATTACTCTCAACACTCATTACTTTCCTTTCCTAAATGTATCATAAATTTTTATAGTATCTAATTCTATTTCTTTCTGTAATTGTCCTTTATTATCTACACTATTTGTTTTTTCTAAAGTAAATTCAGTCGGATCTAAGTTTTCGTGACTTTTATAGGGTTCATGTGTTGGAATCCTAATAGGCACATACGCTTCTGTTGCTCCTTCTGCGTCTTTAGGATCTGTAGCAACTGCAGCAGGAGGTCCATTCATATGTATTGCCCCTGCTGTCTCCAAATGACTAGCACTTTTAATATTACTATTTCCAACACAAGTAATTTTACCATCTGCACCACAATTAACCTGCCAATTCCCAGTAGACTTAAAAGACAAATTACCTTTGACTTCCTCATTTGTACCTGCAATGAGATTATAATCTTCTCCAATGCTATTATTACACTCTTTACCAACTTTGATATTAGAGTTTTCAATTGTTTCAAAAAAAGAATTTTTTCCAACTTTTAAATTACAATTTTCTAAACTTTCAATATGTATATCTTTATCTGCTTTAAAATTCATATTTCCTTTTGCATGGAAATTAAAATCTCTATCAGCAGTAAAATTAAAATCACCATTTGTTGCAATACTTACACTATCTGTAGCAAATATATCAATCTTTCCATTACTTGTTAATTCTATCCATACATTACCTTTTGCATTAGATATATAAATTAAATCTTCTGTATTATGCAATAAAATTTGATGACCTGTTCTAGTTTTCAATCTTACTAATTCGTTATGCAATAAATCAGGCTTACCGCCTGTTTCATCTTTATCAAGATTTGCATATTCAGGTGGTCCTTCATTTGCTGGAGTTTTCCGCAATAAACTTGGATCTCCATCATCCATCACAAAGCTCGATCCACCAAGTCTAGAAGCTGGTATTATACCTTTACCAAATTTGTCTGTTTGATTATATTTTGGTTTATCCTGTCTTGTATCAAAAGGCCCTGGAGAACTTATACCAAAAACCATACTCGGTAATTCTCGTCTAGCACTTGAAGTTGTTGTTCCTCTTGTATGGTCCAACAACAATCCTTGTTTTTTTAAAATTTCTAACTGGTCGGTACTTACTGGTTTATCAAATTGTGTAGGATCTTTGCCGCCTTTTCTTTCAGTAATGCTTTTATTATATTCTCCAACTGGTCTAACTTCGCTACTGGTTTCATTGTTATAGGTTGTTGCAGCATACCCCGGAATCATAAAATTCATATACGAATCTGGAATACAACCTAACCAATACCCGAAACCAAAATTATTTTCTGCAACCATTACTAATACTTTTACACCTATATCAGGTGGTATTGCCCAAAAACCATAACTTTTTTGTGTGTAATCATATGTATCTGTAGGAGAAACTGCACCTCTAGGAGTTACACCTAAAAATGGACTGACATATTGACACGGTAAAACAAAACCACTATCTTCTGTAATCGCAGAGTTAGTTGTAAATTTTAAAATTTCTACTTCAATTGAACCCATATAAAGTGGATCTAAATGATTTGTTATCCGTCCAATATATGGCCCAGTACTTGTCATCCAACTAGGTCTACTAACCCTTGATTTACCTGAATAATTATTGTTTGTAAACATATTTTTCTCTATAGAAAATTCTTAATCTATATCTATACTCCAGCAAGATCTTGTACTGGTCCTTCTGATTCAGATGTTTCTGTTACGTTAACCACAAACGCTTTTTCTGCAGATGCTGGTGTTGTAATATCGTTTGCTAGATCATCTGGTTGATTATTCCTGCGAGTAAGACTTAATTCTTGTGTAAATTTACCACCATCAAAAGTAGAAATACAAGTATCTACTTTATATAATCCGCTAAACATTCCTAATGGTTTTATTTTCTTTGACGGATTTACTCTTACAAAACCTTCATTTTCGATATCAAAAGGAGAATTGAAATTCAACAAAATACCAACTTCGGCATATTCATAATTTATAGTACCATCAGCGTTAATATTAAAATTTTGGCCTGCACCTGCATGGTAATTTCCAAATCCACTATCTCCTAAATAATACGGATCTCCCCATATTGTAAGTCTCAAAGTTGTTAATGCACTTAATGCATTTAACAATGAATCATTCATATCTCGTGCAAAAGAAATAGATGGAGTGCTTATAGAACCTCCTCCCTTATTTCCTGTAGAATTTGTAGTTGAACCATTAATTTGCACAGCTCCTGCAAGAGATGATGCTTGGGAATCAGGATCGGAAAGCGTTTGCATTTTAAAACGATCATCTTGAGATTGATATAAAGTTTCTGCATTTATATCTCTACTTCCTGCTTTACCTGTTCCTGAATCGTTACTTAACGATGTATAATACCCTGTATCAAATTTTAATTCTAGATCTATTATATCATCATTATATCCAGTATACATATAATTATACTCTTTAACTGCATTTTTTCTTTGTAATTTATATCCTATACCTGCAGCTTTTGACCTTGCAAAACGCGAGTGATGTACCTTATAAGGAACAACTTTATAGACAAAAACTTTAGATAATTGCCCAGTTAACTCAATATGATATGGACTAAAGGGCAACACGTAAACATCTACTTGTATTTTAAAAAAATTAATAAAACCATTCTCATCAGGCGCTTGTGACTGAATTTTTTTTCCATATTCACTTGATAGAATAATTTCTTCAATAATATCTTGAATACGAGATCCTGCTGCCCAAGTTTTTGTTCTTACGTTATCACTAGATGATATATAATTCCTACGTACAAAAGATTGATTCGGATCTGCAACAAAAGCTTGTACTGCAAACGGTTGAGGTCCAGGATTCAAATAATTATCATTTATTACTAAATCGCCTATAAAATTCGTGTTAGCTGGGTCACTCGCATATTCCCGTATTTTTTCTCCATATGCTGTTCTTTTTACTTCTATCCCTTTGATTTTCAATAATTCATCACTTAAATTACCAGGCAACGGTGTTGATACATCACCTCGCAATGAACTAAAATATTCTAATTCTTGAGTTGAAATGTCTCTTGATCCTCCTGAACTAAACTGATTTGCTCCTACTGGCTTGTCTGATGGAGTGCTAGCTAAAAGTTTTTGATCTTTGCTTGCTGTTTCTTTTGGAAAAATTATAACATATTCATTATGTTGTTTTTTTCCAATCTTTTTTGCATTAGAAATTATTGCAGAATTCATTAAAGATGTTAAACTTTGAGCACCTGTTTCTAGCATTTCTTTCACTGTCCTACCTGACAACGTCATGTCTGCAGGTATAGCTTGATTTGATTCGGTCCATGCTTGCTGCTCCCAAGGAGTTGCTTTAACATCATACACAGATCCTTTTTCAGAAACATTAAATATAACATCAGATAATTTCAATGGATACATTCTTCTTGCTGATTCTTTACCTACTCTTGAAGATAAAATAATTCCTCTATCATCATAACCTACAAAATCAATCATTAATATAAACGGAGCTTCTTGATAAGTAGGATAACCTGCTAGTATTGCTTGTTCTTGTAATTTTAGAAACAATGTCCCCATACTATACGGTTCTAAAATTTGAAAACTAAAATCACAGGCATCTGTTTGCCTATACTTAAATGAAGGTGCTATAACATGATTTATAACAACGTTTTCTATAAAAAATCTATCTCCACCTGAAACTGTACCTGACCAGGATTCAGAAACTGGTATTCCGCCGCCAGACTTTAAAATAATATGTGATGGTCCAATCTTTTTATATGTGCTATCAGGAAAATTAATTTCATCAACTGTTAATATAGCCAAAGTAAAATTATAATTATAAGATGCAAACACAGACAAATCATTTTCTAAAGGCAACTCGTCAGATCGACTTATTTCTCCTATCTTCCAAGGGTCTGTTTGTTTTGTAGTTTCAGTTGCTGAAGTAGCTTTTCCGTCTTGTGACCCTACATCAAGAAAATCTGTTGTTACATCTGGCATTTTATAATCCTAATTTTTGACGAAGTTGAGCTGCGTTAGGTATATAAATTTCTACTCCTGGTACAAAATCATAAATTGGATCTTGTATGACATCCATGTTTCTTTGAGCAAAAACCCACCATAATTTAAAATCTTGATACAAATCATATGCCATTAAATCAGGCCTATGCGTATACTGTGAAGGAATAGCAATTTTTCTATCATCTAATGAGGCTGGTATTGGTCGTATTTCTAAAATATCTAAATATCTATTATTTACAAGCGAAGTAGCAAACCATGGACTAGTTGAATTATAAATACTCATTATATAAATCCTTTATCAGTATTTAAATAACTACCATTAGCAAATTTTTCTAATGAAAATGTGCTTACTTTTCTTCTACTATATGCAGTATGAACGTTTACAGCGATATTTGATCGAGTAGGAACCCATGTTTTTACTTCAGTATCTCCTTTTTCTTGCCTTACCATAATATAATCTACATCATTAGGTAATTCTATATTAAATGATTGAACTACTACTGGTACATCTTTAAATATATGCGGCCCATAACCATTCAACTTTACAACAGGAGGAGGAGCACCATTAAAATCATCATCTCCGTATCCCATTTTTGTAACTGAACGTAGATAATGCAGTGCTGCAGTCCAATACCTACCTTCCATTTCATTCTCAATTAAAAAATCTCCAGCTATAGTAAAAGCTTCTACAGATGAGTTTTGATAGGTCAGAAAAGGATAATTACTATGAGTAGGTTTTATTGTGTCATATGTTGCTGTATGTTGCATCATTATTGTAGGTGTATAAGGAAAAATAAAACCGCTAGTTTTAAAAAGCGGTTCTAAACTTTCGTATTCTCTTCCTTCAATTGTGCCAGCTCCTTTCCCCCATGCAGGCGGTATGCTTAATCGCACTCTCCAATCATTTTTATCCTCTGTATTAGAAGAGGACGAAATATCATCTATTGGAGTTTTTTCTGTATCACTAGGGTCGGATAGCCAGCTACCTACGTTTGTTCTTAGCCAAGTACCAAAACCACTAGAATTTAATAGTTCTTGAGGATTTGCCATAATATCTCCTTTAAACTATTTATTGACTTTTTATGGCTAAGAATTTATAATAATGTAAAGAGGTATTTTAATGAAAAAAACAAACTATTTAAATAACAAAGATATTTTATCAGAAATTCACAAAAGTAAAAATTCATTTTGCAGCTTTTCTAACCCAAAGTATCATATATACGACATAATTATTAATTCACTATCAGATATTGACAACACTATTCTTGTTGAGGCAAAAAAATCTAAAATCAAAAGAGAAAATTTACAAATATCTCTTGAAGAAGTAGATAAACAAGATTTAATTTTTAGGGTTATGACTTATCATCATATACCTGATCAACCTGGCAGGAAAAAAAATCCTAAAACTATAGCAGACACAAAAGTAAAAGTCAATTTTCCTCCATTCCAACATTGGAAATATGATAATAATAATGATTTAATTTGTATTGGAAAAAGCCATTGGAAAGGTGATTTAGAAACTGGTAAATTCTGCCTTGATCACGGTATACCCACAGATAAACTTGCTCTTATGTGGATGAAATTATGTGAAAGATATGCTACACGTGGTAATGTAAGAGGATATACCTACAATGATGAAATGAGAGGTCAAGCAATCTTACAGTTAGCTCAGATTGGTTTACAATTTGACGAATCTAAAAGTCAAAATCCATTTGCATATTATACAGCAGCAGTTACAAACAGTTTTGTTAGGGTAATTAATCTAGAAAAGCGTAATCAAAACATACGAGATGATATTTTGGAAATGAATGATATGAATCCTAGCTACACAAGACAAGCAAATGACGAATGGGAAG